GTTGTTCCTCGTCATTACATGGTAATGGGTCGTGCTAGAACTAAAGAAGAATCTTACAAGCTTGCTAAAGTTAGGTTGAGTTTTAAAGCTTCTGTTCCTGAAAAGGTCATTGAGACTTTTATTCCTATTGAGGAATTTTACTCCCCGGAGAACTGGATAGAAACTGAAGATCTTACAGCTTTAGATCAAGTTTTGTACATACTTCCACCCGATTCTAGTAGGACTTATCGAAACATTCTCGATAATATTGCTCCATTATCTTACCATCAGAAGAATATCCCAGATATGGGATTCCTGTTGGGTTATGTAGACGGTGAAACCTACCGCTCTGTTTTCCGCTTTCAACGCAGACACGGTCAGGGCGTTTCAAATAAGGATACCGGCAGATACGTTATTACCGATTCTTATGTGTATCATAGTAGCACCGATTATGGTGACTGTGGAACACCTCTTTATGTTATTGATAAAATGACACCTAAGAGTAAGATTATAGGTATGCATGTCGCTGGTACCACTTCATCCCCGAAAATGGGTATTTCTTCTCCGCTTGTTCGTGAATTCATTCAAGAAGCTCTTGATGCCGTTCCCGAGACTTGTAAGATAGATACCGCTGACGATGTTTTCGACAATTTCGAAGCAATTCCCTTGCCGAATGACAATTTCAGATTGGCTACCAAATCCCCGAACGTTCAAAATGATCCTGCTATTTCAAAAATCCGCAGGTCTGTTTTGTACGGGAAGTGGGGACCTCCTGTCACCGCTCCCGCAAATCTTCGCTCCGTCATTGTTGATGGAGAGAAGGTTGACGTTAAGGAAAAAGCTTATTCTAAGGTTGCCGTTGGAAAGTGGGATCTCTCTCCTAAACTTGTTACACAGTTGGCTAAGAGCTACTATCAGGATCTCTTAGAAACTCAAGTTGTAGAGGTTCGTAAGGAAATATATTCCTTCGAACAGGCCGTGTGCGGCCTAGAGGATGATCCTGACTTTGGTTCTATTGCTCGAAATACTAGTCCTGGATATCCCTTTGTCTTTTGGCCTGGTGTTAAGAAATCGCCTGGCAGACGCTATTGGTTTGGTGTTGATGAGACATACGACCTTGACAATCCTCGCGTTGAGGCCCTCAAGACTCGTTGTGACTTCATTATCGACCAAGCCTCTAAAGGTTTGCGAGCTGAACATGTCTTTATTGATTTTCTTAAAGATGAACGCAGGCCGCTTGACAAAGTGGCTGCAGGAAAAACTCGTATGGTTAATGCCGGTCCTTTAGATTATCTCATTGTTGTACGTATGTACTTTGGTGCCTTTAATAATTGGTACCTTAAGAATCGAGTTTCTAATGGTTCTGCTATTGGCGTAAATCCTTATGGAAAGGAATGGAACTATATAGCTACCTGTATGAATAGATTCGGTAAGGGTCGTAGCAATATGGGTGCTGGAGATTATTCTGCGTACGATGGATCAGAGAAACCTGTCGTTCACGATGCCATTCTTGGTATTATGAACGATTGGTATGATGATGGTCCTGTCAACAAACTCATACGATCTGTACTTTGGGCTGAGGTTGTGAATGCTCGACATTTAACTAAAGATATTATGTATTCTGCGGTTATGTCCTTACCTTCTGGTCATCCTCTTACTGCTCTTATCAATACTATGTATAATGCTATTGCATTTAGATATTGTTGGTATAAAGCTAATAAAGGTGATCCCTCTTGCCTTCCCGACTTCCTGAAAAACGTATACACTATTATGTTAG